GATGGGCACGTTGATCGGCGACAGGACATCGACCACGAGGAATGTCGTGGCGGCAGCGACTGTGGAGTCGCCGCCGCGGACCGTCCAGACGTTCGTGCCGTCCGTGCCAGTGACCGTGTAGGCGTCGCCGATGGTCGCGCCAGTGACTGCGACCTGCACGGCCTGAGGGGTGGCGGACCCGACGAGAGTCGGCGTGATCGCGAGCGCCATTAGGAACGCCGCCCGGCACTGCGTTGGCGGGTAACTGCGCTGAACGCGTTGGAGACTCGCCCGTCGACCTTGGCGATCAGGTAGTCGCCGGTCCACGGGTTCTGCACGTAGACGGCCAGCTGGCCTGCAGGACCGCCGACCATGCCGCCCCCTGCGTACCGGTTGAGCGCGTGCAGGGTGGACTGGCCGATGGCCTGGGCGGACTTGGCGTTGATGACGTACTCGCCGGCGGAGAGCATGGCCGGCACGGAGTCCGAGGTGGCGGAGCCGGCGCCCCAGACGGGGCCGCCGCGGCGACGGTGAATGAACCCGGCACCAGTGAACAAGCCGCCGGTCGCACCGGGGGGCCCGTCGGAGGCGCGCAGCTTGTTCATGACGCCCTGCAGGTGTGTGACCTGCGCGTAGATCTTGTCGAGGCCGGTCAGGCCGACGTTGGTCTTCCGGACCGCGGGGATCGCGAGGATCTTGTCGGCGAGCGCCTTGGCCGCGTCCTTGGTGTAGCCCATCTTCTCGGCTGTCTTGATCAGGTTGGCGCGCGAGGTGACCAGGGAGGCGTGGAACTTCTCCTCGGACCCGGTCGTGTTCAGGATCTGGTCAGCCACGGCCTGCGCGGCCGTCGACATCGTGTCGAGCGCTGCCGCGTTGGCGCGGCCCTTCGCCGTGTTGATGTCATGGGTTCGTCCGTTGGCCTTGAGGGCAGCGGATGCGTCGTCGACGGCCTGCGCGTAGTCACGCTGAGCGGACCGCAGGTCCAGGACCGGCTTGTTCAGCGCCTCGAGCGACGTCTGCAGGTTCTGCGCCCGGGTAGCGGCGTCCTGCTCGGCCTTCGCGAACAGCTTCGACGCAGCCATCGTGCCCGTCGTGGCTGCGCCGTTGTCCTTGGTCGCGGCGGTGGCCGCCTTGATTTCCTTGGTGAGGGTGTCGTACTGGCCCTGCAGCTGCGCGAGGTTGCCGCTGACCGCGCCGGCGCCACCTTTGCCGGCCACCACAGGACCCCGGCTTTGCATCTGCGTCAGCTGGGCGGCGAGCTGGGCCTGACGTGCCCGCGCAGCGGCAAGCTTGCCCGGGTCGCTGGCCAGCTCGTCGGTCTGGGAACGCACACGGCCGCTGACGCTGGCGTCGATCATCGACTTGCCGATGAGCCCGGCGGTGACCAACGCACCGACAGGGCCGGCCGCCTTCAGACCCGTCGCCAGGCCGCCGGCCCCGCCAGATGCGCGGGCGGCTACCGCCTCTTCACCCAGTGACGCCGCGGTCTGCCTGGCGGTCCAGCCGAGCTCGGCCAGGGCCGCCTTGAACGCGACGATCTTCGGGATCACAACGAGCGCAGTGCCGCCGACGAGCGTGCCGACTGCCACGACCAGGCCGAGGTCGACGATGAGGGTCTTGGTGCCCGGGCTGAGCGCGTTGTAGGCGTTCAGGAGCTCGGTGGCGCCCTTGGCCATGCTGCGGAGGGCACCGGTGGCCTGGTCGCCGGTGTCGATCAGGGCGTTCTGGAACGCGGCCTTCATCTTCTGCACGTCACCGGCGAGGGAGTCCATCTTCCCGGCGGCCTGCTTCGCGGCGAACCCGGAGTCGTTGACGGACTTCACCCAGTTGGCGTTGACGTCCGCGCCGTCCTTCATCAGGATGTTCGCGCCCTGGATGGCGTGCGCCCCGAAGATGACCGCGAGGGCGTGGTTCCGGACCGCCGGCGACAGGTCACCGAACGACGCCTTGAGCCGGCCGGCGAGGGTGGCCGAGTCGACCATGTTGCCGTTGGCGTCGTTGATGCTGAAGCCGTACTGCTTCATGATCGCCGCGGCCTGGGTCGACGGCTGGACGAGCTGCAGCAGCATCTGGCGGAGCAGGGTGCCCCCGCGCTCGCCGATCTGCGCGTTCTGAGCGAACTCGGCGAGGGTGCCGACGGTCTGCTCGATCGACCAGCCGAACTGGGCCGCGACCGTGCCGCCAGAAGTGAGGGCCTGGCCGAGGTCACCGACGGAGCCGAGGGCCTTGTCCGCGCCGGCCGCGAGCAGGTCCGCGATGTGCGGGATGTCCTTGCCCTTGAGCTGGAAGATCGTCATCGCGGACGCGGCGATCTGGGTCGCGTCGGCGACGTTCATCTGACCGTCAGCGGCCAGGACCAGGGCGCCCTTGAGGCCGCCGTCGAGCATGTCGGTGACCGAGATGCCGGCCTTGACGAGCTCGGTCTCAGCTTCGGCGACCTGCTTCGCGGAGAACCCGAACTGGCTGCCCTGGGTCTTCGCCGCGTCGGTCAGCTGCCGCATCTGGGCCGCGGTCGCCCCGGACAGGGACTTGACCTGCGCCATCTGCGCCTGGAACTCCATCGACGCCTTGACGGCCAGCCCGAGCCCGGCAGCGACCAGGCCGCCGGTGATCAGCATGCCCTTGCCGACCTTGTCCCAGGCCGCCTGATGCTGGGCCGCGTTCCGCTGGGTTTCCTTGGCGAAGTCGGCCGTCGTGAGCTTGGCCTTCTGGATGCCGGCGACGAAGCCCGTGACGTTGGCCCGCAGGAAGACGGAGACGGAGCGGTCGGCCACGGCGCACTCCCTGTCAGGTCACGGTGGTTCTGCGGCGGACGCGGTAGCGCATGTTGTCGGGCCGGTCCCGGGCTGCGGCCTCGAGGACGTAGCAGCCGGCGCAGATCCCGAGCGTGTCGACCGTGTACGCCTCGGCGTTGGCCGGGTCGAACGTCTCGGAGAGCGGCTGCCCGCACCCGTCGCAGGTGTCGCCTTCCTCGGCGAGCAGCGCGAGCGCCCACTCGCGGTCCTCCGGAAGCCATTGCGGCTCACCGGGTTTCACGACCCGGCCGAGGAACACCGACCGAGGGACGCCCCAGGCGCGTGCGGCTTCTAGCTCTGCTCGGTGTTGGCCGCCGGCGCGGAGGCGGCCTCGAAGAAAGGGATGTCGACCTCACGGTTGTTGGCCCGCCAGGCGGTGCCGAACAGCTCGTTGCGCTGTGTCAGGTTCAGCCGGTCGAACAGCCGGCCGGCCTGCTCTTCGGACATGACCGGCTCGAGCGCGCACGCCGCGACCAGGGCGGCCGGGTAGGTCTGCGGGTCCCAGTCGTATCGCTCGAGGCCCTTGTCGTCCTTCGGGGACGGGTGCTTGGCCAGCAGGTCCGAGGCTTCCTTGTCGTTCAGGGTGCGGAAACGGAACCGCACGGTCGATGCGCGCATCTCGTCGTGGAGCTGCTTCAGCTGCTCCCGCAGCGGGGCCCGCGGGTCGGGGCCGGACAGGTGGGAGGGTTCCCACTCGGCGTGCTCGTCGAGTGCGCGGTGCAGGTCGTCGGCCTTGGCGAGCAGGTCGCCGCGGATGCAGATCTCGGTGGTGGCTTCGGCTGGGGTGACGGTGTCGATGATGGTGTCGATGTCGGACATGGCTGTTCTCCCTGTTGGTTTCCCTGTGGCAACTGAGAGGGCCGCGCCGGCGACAGGGGGGCGCCGACGCGGCCCAGCTGTCAGGCGACGGTCGCGTTGGTGTTCGGGTCGGCCGTCATCTTCAGCGGCACCTCGTAGGCCTGGACCGTGTTCGGGCCGTAGGCCTTCTGCGGCTCGCCGCACTGCGACGGGAAGACCTCGACCTTGTCGCCGATGGTGTTGGCGGTGCCGGCCGTGACGCTGCGGCGTACGACGAGGTAGCCGACGGCCTGGTAGACCAGGGTCGTCGCGGCCGTGTCGCCGGTGTCCTGCTTCTTCAGCGTGATGCTGTTGTCGAAGGTCCGGCGGCCCGCCTTGGCCGTGTTGAACGTCGAGGACAGGGCTGACGTGTCGACGTCAGCGGTCGCCGGCGTCACCTTCAGCCCGTCGGGCGTCATGGTCGTGTCGATCCGCAGGCCGGCGTTGATCTCGGCCACGGTGGGGGCAGCGATGTTGGCGATGGTGGGGACCCAGGTCACCCGGATCATGCCGTCGCTGATGAGGTCGGCCATCGGTCACTCCTTCTCGCCGGTCTGGCCGGCATCAACGTCGCCAGCGGCGGCGACGATCTTCTTGAGCCGGGCGACAAGCGACGCCCGGGGCTTGGTTCGTCCCTGTTCCGCCTCGAGGGCGGCCGCCGCCTTCTCCGGGTCGTCTCCGACCTCGTCCAGGACCTGCTTGACCGTCAGGTCGGGGACCTCGACGGCGAGCTCTTCGACGGCCACGTCGGCCGCGACGGCCTGATCGTGGGCGTCGGACAGGGTCCGCGACTCGCTGACCGCCTCCCAGCCGAGCTTCTGCCAGCCGGCCAGCGCCTCGGTCGGGAGCTCCGCCTCCTGGCCGGTCTCTGCGTGACGGCAGAGGGTGAACTCGGCGGCCATCAGAGGGTCAGCAACGCGACGGTCAGCGACGTCACGCCGGAGTAGGTCCAGGAGATCAGGCCCGTTGCCGGGTCGGCGATCTCGGGGGGCAGGTAGATCAGCACGTCACCGGTGGTGGACGGGATGTTGATCGCCGGGTCGGGGTTGGCCTGCCCGGTGCGGGACAGGCCGGGGTCGATCAGGGTCAGGGTGATCGCGCCACCGGAGGCGTTCTTCACCCGCAGGAACTGCCGCGGGTTCGGGTTGGCCGCGTCACCGCCGCCGGCGGCGGCCGCGAACGACGGCGTAAAGCCCGTGACCGGAATGGCCTGGGCGGAGAGTGTGGCCATGACGTGTGCCTTCCTGGGCAGGGCGATACACCCGGACGGCGCCCGGGATTGGTGCAGCGGTTGGGGTCTAGCTGGACGCGACGGAGGCGCAGCGCCACCCGTCGGTGCCGTACATGACCGGGGGTTGCACGTCGTCGTCGCGCAGCGCCGGGTTGGAGTAGTCGTGCCGGATCGGGAACGACGTGCGGCCGGTGACGTCCGGTCGGACGTCGAGCAGGACCGTCTTGACCCGCTTCCGCACGAGGCGCAGCGAGTCGGCTTCGTCAGCCACCGTGGTGACCTGGTAGACGCCGTCGCCGCGACGCGACCGGCCGGTCAGGTCATCGACGCTGGAGGTGTCGTCGGGCGCGTACAGGACGACGTAGGGCCGTGTGGGCGGCTTGCCGGTGTTGTCGACGGGGACCTTGCCGTCGTAGACCTTGAGGTTCGGGTCGGCCGCCAGGAGCGCGAGCAGCGCAGCGGCGGTGTCGGTGGCGCTCACAACGTGTGCCTGACCGCGGCCGCGATGATCGCCTCGACGTACGCCGGGCCGGCCTCGGCCAGCCCAGGCCCGAGGGCGGGGATCGGGCCGTTCTTGGCTGTGCCGTACTCGAGGATGTTGCCCAGCGCGCCCTGCCGGCGGCCCTTGTCGTAGCCGATCTCGGCTTCCAGGCCGTGGACGTCGAAGGTGATCGCGTCCGGCGCGCCCGGCGCGTGCGCGAGACCGGTGACCCGCTTCCGTGCGGCCTTCTGCACGGCCCGGGCGCCGACCTCGATCGCGGTCCGGGTGTCACGGACGACCCTGGCGTTGCCCTTGCCGAGGTCCGCGGCCAGCTGGCCGACCTCGGACATGTCCCAGGTGACGCCGACACCGCTCATCCGGTCACCTCCTGGCAGATCAGCCGGCGGGCCGTCAGGTGCGTCTTGTGGGTCAGATTCGTGACCCGGTACACCCGGCCGACCAGATCCGCGTCAAGCGCGGACGCGGTCACGGTCACCAGGTCGTCGACCAGGAGCCCGGTCACCGTCATCGGCACGGAGATGATCGCGTCCTGCACGGACGTCGCCCGCTCGCCGGCCTGCTCGAGGGCGTCGCCGCGGGTGCCCTGCATCATCTGCACACGGCACTTGCCGGCGTACAGGGTGCTGGTGCCGTAGGTGACGGCGCCGGTCGTTGGGTCCGTGGTGTGA